TAAATTGTTTTGGATAAAAAATGGCAAAGAAGCAAGCAAAAACTCAAAGCAATTAGCTGTAAATGGCACTTTATACTTAAAACACAGGTTAATTTTTATGTTTTATAACGGATTTATGCCTTCTGTTGTAGATCATATAGATGGAAACCCTTTAAACAATAAAATTGAAAATTTAAGAGCCGCTACAACATTCCAAAACCAAAGAAATAGACCTATAAACAAAAACAACAAATCAGGTCACAAAAATATTGTTTGGTTGGAAAATCAAAAAAAATGGCGTGTTAGGGTTATTTCAGATAAAAAAATTGCATTTCAGCAAAATTTTAATAATTTAGAGCTTGCACAACTTGTTGCGATTGAAGCAAGAAATAAATATCATGGTGAATATGCAAATCATGGATAATTTTCTTGACATGAAGTATTTATAGAATAAAATTGATATTCCCAAATGGGAACTTTTTCGAAAAAGGATTACAAATGAACTACGGTACACAAGGCGCAAAGATTCCAGCCGCAACTTCCTCTGATAAATCAGGTGAGCGCATGGAAAAGATGAAGGGTGGAGTTGCAATGGGTAAGGAAGATGCAACTGGCTCTGACAAATTATTCAATACAGGCCGCACAGCTGGTGTTTGCTATGAGCACAAGCGTTGTGACTCTGCACAGGATAAGTGCTAATAAGCGGTAAATAGGGAAGCCTCACACTTCCCTACTACCTAACCAAATAGTAATCGGAGAACTAAATGGCTATTCAAAACGATAAAGAAAATTGCATTACTTGTCGATTTTTTTCTTTAGGTGATAGAAGCATGGGTGTCTGCCAAAGATACCCAACTTCCGTAAATACATCTAGCGGTGGCTGGTGTGGCGAATGGGCATTTCAAATTAGCCTATCTATAGATGCAATGGTTCAGTCAATTACTGATCCTATTGAGGTAACTGAAGCCAAAAAAGGCAGAGGAAGGCCGAAAAAAGCATGAAACTCAAACCATTACTAGACAAAATAGTTGTTTTACCTGATGTCAGGGAACTGTCTAACATTATCTATATCAATAACAAAGAAGTAGAAAACATGGGTACGGTCATAGCCGTAGGGCCTGGCAAGAAGTTACCCAATGGGCGCAGAGAAGATATGCCTGTAGAAGTTGGAGCCAGGGTCCGTTTTGGAACCATGAATGACGATCCAGGCGAAGAATACCTTAAATACTTTAAATATGAAGAAGATGGCACTAAATACTTGGTGATGTCTTGGCAGGATGTGTGTTTTATTGAAGAAAAGGAACTAGCATGACTGAGATTGACATAGTAGATGGAACGCCTTTATTTGAAAAGATTATGGCGCATTTTGGTTGGTACAAAGCTAAAAAGGTTGATTTGCAAGTAGAAAAGATGGAAGCAAACTATACATTTATCATTAAAGAAGATGAATATGAAGTTAAAAGCAATCCTGAATTTCCTGTTGGCAGGCCAGCTTTGAAGAAAAAAACCGATAACTCTATTTGGGCTAATGACTTTAAAGCATCTGATGTAGCTAAAGCATTAGATAAGCAAGCATCTAAACCTAGAAGGAAAAGAAATGGCAACTAAACCTGGCTTGTACGCCAATATCCATAAAAAACAAGCCAGGATCGAAAGACAAAAGGCTGAGGGTAAACCAGTAGAAACTATGCGTAAGCCTGGTAGCAAAGGTGCGCCAACTGCCAAAGCATTTAAAGAATCAGCTAAGACTGCGAAGAAATAATGGCTACTAAACACGATAAACCGATAGCTCATAAGACTACTGGCAAAGGTAAGACATACAATCCTACCGATAAAGGCGCAGGAATGACTGCCAAAGGTCGTGCTGAGTACAACGCAAAGAATGGTAGTAACTTAAAAGCCCCTGCCCCAAATCCAAAGACAGATGCAGATAAAGGTCGTAAAGCATCTTTTTGTGCAAGGATGGAAGGTGTAGTAAAGAAAGCCAAAGGCCCAGCAGAAAGAGCCAAGGCATCATTAAAAAACTGGAATTGTTAATATGCCACTTAAAAAATCAGCAAGCCCTAAAGCGTTCAAAGAAAACATCAAAACTGAAGTAAAGGCTGGTAAACCAGTAAAACAAGCAGTAGCTATTGCATATTCAGAAGCAAGAGCCGCTAAGAAATCACCAACGAAAGGCAAAAAATGACCCTAGACCTAACTATTGAAGAAATTAACTACATCCTAGAAGCCGTAGGTAAAAAGCCATTTGCTGAGTGTGCTCAACTGATTAACAAAATTCACATGCAAGCACAGCCACAGTTACCAGCTAAAGAAGAAGCTGAAATAGTGGAAGTTGTAGCTGAATAAGAAATGTGCTTAAATAATAGGCAACAACTGCTTAAAAATTAGGCAGAGTGCTTAAAAAATAGGCAAATGAATCAAATATATGACTATTGAATCAACACCTTCTGTTGGAGCCCCAAAAGGCAATGACAACGCAAGAAAAGGCAAGCTCTTTTATGGAGAATTGCGTAAAGTGCTTGTGCAGAACGATGCTTTGAAGCTCAGAGCTATTGCTGAGAAGCTGGTTGATGCCGCACAAGAAGGTGAGCCTTGGGCTGTCAAGGAGATCATGGATAGAATGGATGGCAAAGCCCTTCAAGCTACTTCTATTGAGAACCCTGATGGCACAGCTATTACAGGAATTCAAGTAACTTTTGTAAAACCAAGTGAGTGAAGCAGTCAATCAAGCCATTGCTCAGGCTGAGTTTCCTGAGAAGCTCTCTATCCTTTTTGATTCTGCTCGTTACAAAGTGCTTTATGGTGGGCGTGGTGGTGCTAAGTCTTGGGGCATTGCTAGGGCTTTGCTTATTATTGGAGCTAGGAAAGCTACTCGCATCCTTTGTGCTCGTGAGTTTCAAACATCTATCAGGGACTCAGTCCACAAACTGCTGAGCGATCAAATCGTTTCAATGGGTTTGACAGAGTTTTATGAAATAACTCAAAACTCAATTAGAGGCAAAAACGGCACAGAATTTAGCTTTGTTGGCCTTAAAAACAATGTAAGCAATATTAAGTCCTATGAGGGTTGCGACATCTGTTGGGTAGAGGAAGCTCAAACCACATCAAAATTAAGCTGGAATGTGCTAATTCCTACTATCCGTAAGGAGGGTTCAGAGATATGGATTAGCTTTAATCCTGAACTAGAAACAGATGAAACCTTCCAGCGGTTTATTGTTAATACTCCTGAAAATTGCATAGTTCAGCGGATTAATTGGTCAGATAATCCTTGGTTCCCTGAAACATTGCGGCTTGAAAAGGATGCTTTATTTGCTAGGGACAGAGAAGCCTACAACACAGTTTGGGAAGGTGTATGCCGTCAGACTGTAGATGGAGCTATTTTTGCCAAAGAAATGCAACAAGCAGAGTTTGAACAAAGAATCACTAGGGTTCCCTATGACCCAGTTAAGCCTGTAATAGCTGTATTTGATATTGGTTGGGCTGATGCTACGGCTGTATGGTTTGTGCAATTCATTGGCATGGAAACCAGGCTAATTCGTTACTATGAAACAACACAGACCACAATTAGCCAAATCCTAGCCAAGATGCAAACCTTTGGATATGTCTATGACACCTTGTATTTGCCGCATGATGCTCAAAACAAAACTTTAGCCGCCAATGGCAGAAGCATTGAAGAAATAGTTAGAGCCGCTGGATACAATGTACGCATTATTGACCGCACACCTATTGCCGATTCTATTAATGCCGCTAGGACAATATTCCCTAAATGCTATTTTGATAGAGAAAATACGCATGAAGGATTACAATGCCTTAGACACTATCGCTATGATGTGAACCCTGATACAGGCAACTTCAGTCAAAAGCCATTACACGACAATTACAGTCATGGAGCCGATGCCTTCAGATACATTGGTTTAATGATTAATGAGCCAAAGCAACGCAAGAAAAAACAAATAAATTACCAAACAAGTAGTTGGATGAATTAAACTACTGAAAATATGTTATAAGGACTACCTATGGGTATCTACGATTCAGACTACGAAGATAATAGCGATGAAGGCATTATTGATGCCGCTAAAGACTTTTTACGCTTTTGTTCCGATAACGATTCAAACAATCGTGTCGAAGCCCTAGAGGATTTAAAGTTTGCTGGTGGAGATCAATGGCCTGTAGAAATACAAAATAGCCGTTTATTGGAATCTAGACCCTATTTAACCATTAATAAGATTGATGCTTATTGCCGTCAGATAGCTAACAGCCAACGCCAACAAAGACCCAGGATTAAATGTCATGGCGTAAATACGCAATCAGATGCAAAGATTGCACAAATAATTACTGGTATCTGCCGCCATGTAGAGGAGCAAAGCGATGCTGATGCCGCTTATGACAATGCTTTTGATTTTGCTGTTCGTATGGGTTGGGGCTACTGGCGTGTTATTACTGACTATGTTCGACCTGACAGTTTCGATCAAGAAATTTACATTAAGCGTATTGAAAATCCATTTATGGTTTATTTCGATCCTAATAGCAATGAGCCTGATGGTTCAGATGCAGAAAAATGCTTAATTACTGAAGTTATAAGC